AACGATCAGATAAAACTGATCAATAAGCTCGCTGGCAAATGGAGAGGACCGGATTTTAATCCTTCAGTCTTCCTAGGAGAGCTCCCAAGGGCCTTACAGCTTCTTGGGGACACTACTGTCAAGCTTGCGCGCGCGTATTACCTTTTCCGTAAAGGTGATATCGTGGGTGCAGCTAAGACCTTACCGTACTCTCGTACTGTAAAGGGGAAGGCCGCGACTAAGCGAGCAGTTCTTGGAAACAACTGGCTAGAGCTCCAGTATGGCTGGCGACCTTTAATCGACGACGTCCGGAGTATGGCGAAATTTATTTCGCACCAACTCTGGGTTTCACCGAGGACAAGGTACGTAGCCCGAATCGAGAGAAAGACAGACCTAACGGCCTGGCTCAACACGATTCGTTGGATGAACCCTAGCACTGTAGTTTGCAAACGCGAACGACAGATCATCGCATACCTTGAGACGCCTCCGACAGCCTTGCAACTGTCCGGACTTCTCGATCCCGAGCTTGTCGCTTGGGAACTGGTACCCTTTAGCTTTGTTGCTGATTGGATTGCTCCAATTGGCCCTTATCTAGAGGCTCGAGCTGCCGCCACCAAAATGGTTGGTACGTTCGTAACTACTGAGGTCGTTACGCGAGGTTACTCTGGCTTCGTTTCCAAGCCCTATAATACGGGCACGGAGACGCAGTCGTTTGAGCTCGCGGGAACTGCTTCCGGTAGGACGTTGACTACTATCACACGTAGCACGTCGACCTCGCTGAACGTTCCGATGCCACAGATTAAACCACTTGAAAAGGTGGCCAGTCTGGGGCATTGCTTGAACGGTCTAGCGTTACTCACGGGGGTTGTTACTGGTGCCAACTTAACGAAGGCCCAGAACAAGCTTCTATCTTAATACGGACGGCCTAGCGAGCCTAATCCTAAACCAATAGCTACAACAATGTCAGCAATTGCCAACATTACCGTCTTCGACGGTCAAGCGACTCCCGTATCCCACCTTTTCATTGCAGAGTCTGTCTCTCGCGAAGGAAAGAACATCGTAACGGCTACCTATAAGGAAGCTGTCGCCGGTGTTCCCGACTATGCGCAGGGTCGACTTACTCTGAAACGTACTCGATTGCCGAGTGGTGTGATGCGGTCGTCTGTCCGGGTTGATCTTCCAGTGATGGAAAGCGTCTCCGGTCAGAACACTGCTGGTTATACTGCAGCCCCTAAGGTTGCGTATACCGATAGTGTCGAAGTGGTGAGCTATGCACACGAACGCTCGGTCATTTCCGGCCGTCGTTCTGCGCGTCAAATGGCTCTCAATGTGTCTGGGAACGTTTCTACCTCTGTCGCAGCTGCGACCGGCGGACCCGTGCCCGAACTCATTGACACTTTGATTGTTCCGACCTAATCCAAGGTTCGGTCCCTTATTCCGTTCTCGGGGGATTCCCTCCCGAGCGGACACACTTACTCCTTACATAAAAGGTAATAGTATGCAGCACATTGCTGAGTGGAACAAGAAAGGTTCTTTGGATGAGACCATCGCCATCCTTAAGAAGCTCGCACTCTCACACGCCCTCGAGGGCGGGCAGCAAGGGTTCATTCTCGCTTATCATATTAGCGTTAATGACTTTTCTGCTGTGTGTGACTTTAATACTTCTTACATTAACAGTTCCGTTTGGCGCTGCTCAAATGTCAGGCAAGCTCATGCCTTCTTCGCGAAGCTTGAGCCCCTCGACATCGGAGTCGACAAACGTGCAACCGCCGTAAGAAAGTTTAAAGAAGCTGAAGAGGCTTGTAGGATAACTAACGAAATTCTCCGGATGGAGGCGCAGGGCTCATTTAGATTTGAGCCCTGGGTTGAACGAGCATTGGCGCTCGCTCAATCTAAAATCGCCTTCGTTCTCGGAGATGCTCCGCAGTTATCCGATATCAAGTTCCGATTCGGCCCAGGTGCAACGACCCTCACTAAAAAGAAGGATGCTAGCGTACCTGAAAAACTTCAGGCTGGCATTAGTGTAAGCGAATCTCTTCTTCCGTATGTTCAACACATACTTGAAGAGATGCCCCATTTAGCAAGCCTCCATGCCACTAAGACTTACTATGTCCCAAAAGGACAGCGGAAGCAGTGGCGCGAGGGGTTTGACGGCTGGGCAGTCTCCGTTCCTGTACAAGTTTCAACAGGGCGAGTGGACTTCGTTAGGAAGAACGCGAAAACCTACAGAGCCATAGTCACTCAACCAACCCTGGACGGAATGGTCCAAAACGGAATTGGTGACTTGATGACTTCTCGGTTGCTCCGCGTTGGTCTGGATACCTCTGATCAGTCAATTAATCAGAGGTTAGCTATGCAAGGTTCCTTGTCGGGGGATCTTGCTACGCTAGACCTGTCTTCGGCCAGCGATACAATCGCTACAGAACTAATCTATCGGTTGCTCCCCATCGATTGGGCTTACATGCTCGACTGTGCTCGCACAGTCGATGTTTGCCTTGATGGAGAAATAATTCGACAAGAGAAGTTCGCCAGCATGGGGAATGGTTTTACTTTTCCCCTAGAGACCCTGATTTTCTGGGCTCTTGCTTCTTCAGTTTCATCCAACGGTTTCGCCTCTGTTTACGGAGACGACATCGTTGTACCGACGGACTCTGCGATTCGCGTAATGCGACTCTTGGAGATCTGCGGGTTTGAGATAAATACTGAGAAAAGCTACTGGACAGGACCGTTTCGCGAGTCCTGTGGTGCCGATTACATTTCCGGGATTGATATCCGTCCCTTATACGTCAAAGACGTCATGAGTCCGGCGGATCTCTTCCGCGTACATAATCACTATGTACGTATCGGAGATTTGGAGAGGGCTAATCTCGTGAGAGATTTTATCCATCCAGATCTGCGTATCTATGGCCCCGATGGTTTCGGTGACGGTCACCTTTTGGGTGACTGGGTCCCGCGTTTCCACAAGAAGCGTTATACACATGGCTATGGAGGAGTTATCTTCGATACCTTTAAAGACTCCGGGCGACGAGATTTTCGCGCCCTGAGACCGGGGGATCGTGTCCTTCCTGTTTACTCCATTTACCGGCGTGAGCCGGGTGATGAAGTCATTCCGGAAGTAGCGGGCATGTCCAATTACTTGGGCAGGCTGCGCTTCCAGAATCGTATACTCTCGGAACCTATTCCGGAACGAGTATCGCCCGTCGATGGCTGCGTCTACAAGACGCCGTCACTCCCGGGTGGAGAAGGATATAAAAAGATATCGATCTACACATTCGATACGGGCCGCTAAGGCCTAGGCGAGAGCTGGAGAGGGTCCTTGACCCTTAT